GATTTGTTCATCATCACTGTAGTCAGAGTAACATCTGTCGTCGTCATCGTTACTATTGCTGCCACTATAGTGGCTGTTACTGCGGCTATCGTGGCTCTGGCAGTCGCTCTCGTCGTCGTCTTCTCGTTGTGTATTTTCATTCTTGTCATTATGAATATCATCATTATTCTCGTCTTCATCGTCGTCGATTGTTGTATAGGAAGAGTTTGATTGTGAAGTATCACTATCGCTGTAACCGTCAGCGTCACCGTGACCACCTTTGCTATTGCATGTGTTATTGCTGCTATTTCTCGTATTTGCTTTGTGGTGCGAGATGGGTTCATCACTTTGCGTGTCGAAGTCATTCATATTAATTTCTACAACGTCGAGAGATGCGATGGATTGCGAAGACGATGCCTCTGCATCAACGTGAGTTGGCATTTTCGATGTAATTACCGTCGTTGGTTCAAATTCTATGACATCTTCAAGAATCGAAATTGGTTTATTTCCAGTATTCAAAACGGGGTTCAGCTTGTTTCGCAGTTTCATCCATTTATTATCACGCATACTTGTTTCATCATCTCCAAACTGTGAATAATCAATCGTAAATCGTTCATTCTCATATGTATTAAAAAATGAACAATCTGCCAAATAATCAATATCATCGAATACATTCGTAGAAAATTCGCATTGCTTGCATAAATAACTACCATAATAGTCTAATCCATGCACAATACCATGTGTATGAAGGGTCCGACTGGTCAAATATGAGAAAAATCCATCGACATAAGATGAATTATTGGTATTCAGCATTTTTTCTTCACAGGTTTCCGGTGTTGAATTATATTTAGGGAGTGAAGTCTTACATGTTCCTGTTGCATTTGGAGAAGATATTGGCTCATATTTACCAGATAAATATCGAATGGGGTCAAGCAGCGGCGAATATTTCACAAACATGGGAACATTCGTTGTGTTTCCTGCGTCATCACCGATTACTGTTTCTAAATGATTTAGAGAATTATGACTTGAATTCGTGACACCGTCGTCGCGGTTTTGGCCTAATTCTGTCTTCGTGCATGTGTCATCGATAATCTGTGTTGAGTGTTCAATAATATTCTGTAAATAATACCTTTGATTTAACTGTATGCCATTATAATTGGTTTCGTTGATGTCAAAAAACCTCGAATAAATGGGTATATAATTTTGAATATCATACAATAATGCAGAATCGATTTTATCCGGCGTATATTTATGTTTTCGGTAGTGAAGTTGAAATGTCGTTGCACTAGTATTCGCCGTCATTTTTTCCTAAAATACAATAATAATAATATGATTGTTCAATAGAAGTTTTATATTGGTTTTAAACGGGCACATTCGATTCGTGTAAAACATCGCAAAAAAATATATATCATTTGTATTACTAACCGTATCGAATATTCATTCGTTATTTGTCATGAATTTAGAGCTCGCAAAATTTGATATGAAGGCCATTAGCTTTCGGCCAGATGAAAATAAAGGCCCAGTTATCGTTCTCATCGGGCGTCGTGATACCGGTAAAAGTTTTCTTGTTCAGGATTTGATGTTTCACCACCAAGACATTCCCATTGGAACCGTTATTTCAGGGACAGAGGCTGGCAATGGTTTTTTTGCAGCACATGTTCCCAAACTATTCATTCATGATGCGTATAATACTGCAATCATCGAGAATATTCTTAAGAGGCAAAAAGCAGTGCTAAAACAGGTCAAGAAGGAAATGGATACATACAAAAAAACGTCGATAGATCCGCGAACGTTTGTCGTTTTAGATGACTGCTTATATGATAACAAATGGACGAAAGATGTGATGATGCGTCTCCTCTTTATGAACGGAAGACACTGGAAGATAATGCTAGTCATCACAATGCAATATCCATTGGGTATCCCTCCAAATCTCCGCACGAATATCGACTACGTTTTTATCCTTCGTGAACCATATATTGCGAATCGTAAGCGAATCTATGACAACTATGCAGGTATGTTCCCGACATTTGAGAGCTTTTGTCAGGTCATGGACCAGTGCACCGAGAATTATGAGTGTCTCGTCATCAATAATAACGCGAAATCGAATAAACTACAAGACCAAATCTTCTGGTATAAGGCACAACAGCACGGGCCATTCAAGTTGGGCAGTAAGGAATTCTGGGAAATATCGAAAAATCTCGGTTCTGACGACGAAGGAGAGCAATCATATGACCCAAATGCAGCGAAAAATAGTAAAGGCCCGAAGATTAATGTGAAGAAGAGTAAGTGGTGAGGGAAAGTTGCTCCTCTTTTCGGAGGAGCAAGATTTCAATTTATAAATAACATACTTAAAATTTATTTATTATTTTAAGTATATTATTGTAATGCGTCTTACACCTTTTCTCATTTAAAACGCCCATTTTACAGAGCAAAAAATAAGAAAAAATGTAAAATCAATAGTAGGAATTTCACCTACGATGGTCTAACTTTTTCCTCTTCTTTTTGGATATTTGAAGAGGTGAAAGACGAAATTTGGAAACATAATGGTCGCTCTTGTTTCTCTATCCAACAACTCGCTAATTTCATTATGTTTATAGAAGAGTTTGCATCTCTGGTTCTAAATACGATTTTTTTGTTTTCGCAACTCACGCAGTTAGAACACTTTAACAGACGAAACACTTTATTTCCTTCCTTATCTTTGTAATACTCCAAATCATTATTACAATCACAACACTTCTTACTTGTGTTGCATTCATTTATCGTTGTTGTATCATATTTTTTATGAATTAATTTTCTCAACCCTTTATTCATCGTAGGCATAAAATATTTCATTTGAGTGCTTCTACTCCAATTTCCATAACCGATTAGGATATTTTCGCCAAATGTTTCTTTAATTTTATTCAAAAATGTGTCTATTGATTTCTTACCATAACTATATTGGCGAAATTTCATTTTTCGCCATGTATCACGATGGTAAAACTCCATAGTTTCTTTGTTTAGTTTATCCTTTTCAATAAGATACGCTTTGAACTTTTCGTAATCAACTGATTTACTATTTTGAAATGATATTTGTGTTTCTTTTTCAATAATACCATTTCGTTTTTTTTCATCTAATAAAATTCGTTCGTTTGTTTTTGCTTTACTTTCTCTCTTTCTTTGTGGGGCTGTGTATTGAAGTTTGTTTCCGTTTTTATCCATCATATAAACCAAACTGCGTTTTCCGGGGTCGCAACCAACAATATTCCTTTCTTTCAAAGTATCTAACTGTTCTTTGGATAAATCCTCAATATTGTAAAAATCTTGTTCTTGTAAAATAGGAACTCTTGCACCCCATTTTTTATCCTTCAAATCTTTTCTAATAAATAATAAGCAACACGAAACACCGTCAGTTTGGATTTGGTTATGAAACTGATAATGTTTATTTTTGAATATTTTATTTTTCATATCCAAAAAGTTAATCCATACATCCTTTTGATTGTCTTTCACATTACTCAATAATTCGCCCTTTTTCACTTTATTGCCATCTTTGTCCTTTTCAGGGCAAAACAGATTGATTAAACTCGCAGTATCAATAATAATATGTTTTGGAATGATATTGTTTCGTAATGGTAAGGGTTGAAATAATTTACTTTCTTGTTTTTCCAATACAGAATTCATATACAACAATCCTTTCAAATAGACAAATGGTTTCACTTTAACATCATAATGAACTGATTTTTTGATTTCAGTAGGTAAAATGTTAGATAAGTGTGTTTCTTTCCACTTTGAAAACATAGCATCGGTTTCACTTAATTCCATAAGGTTCTTTTTGAATTGAAATAATGTTGCCTTATCTTCGGTGATTTCGTTTGTGGTCTTGTTAATAAATCGTAAGAAATGCTGAATAAAATGCTCCTGAATATTGTTTGATAATGATGTGTGTATTTGTGTTGCTAAATAAGGCAACAAATAAGTTGTGTGTTTCAAATTAGTTTTTACATGGTTCAGTAAAGGTTGGTATTCGGTTTTATAGAATTGTTCCAATATTTCCAATAGCTCTGTGTCTTTGCCTTTCTTTCCTCTATTATCACGATTTCCTAATGTTTTGATGCTATACAAAATAAATGTTTCATCTATATCAGGCAACGGTAGATTATTGTTGTATTGGTATAAAACATACAACCGAATAAATTGATATGCATGAATAACCAAATCATTCATTTCAAAAACTAAATGATTTATTACTGGTTGTATCGTATCACAATTCAATAAAATTGTTTTCAACGGTATTTTGAAAGTTTTGTATGCCGACTTTTCATTATTCCTAAACTCCTTGAATTGTTCCTTTTTCTTCTTTTTAATTTTATATACTATTATAATATTTATTTTTAAGTCATTTAAACGCATTTTATATAAATATAATATGTTATTAACAACTAACAGTAATGGAACAACCGATTGAAAAAGAACCCACATATTATTGTGAATGCTGTAAATACAAATGTATGTATCCTGCACATTGGAAACAGCATTTAGAATGTGAAAAACATAAAAATAATGGGATAAGAAAGACCAGAAGTGATAAGGTATTTGAACCTAACTGTAAATTATGTGATTATACGACTACGCGAACGACCAATATGAAACTTCATTATTTGAATAACCACGCAAATAAAGAAGAAAGGAAAAAGGAGTTTAAATATTATTGTGAAGCATGTGATTTTGGTAATTTTTCAAAAGGATTATTTAAGTTGCACATGGAAACAAAACACCCATTTTGATTGCGGTATCTATTTTGAAATAGAAACTACAAAATAATATTTCAAATGCGTTTAGTTTTGGATGCGGTTGTATCTGCTTCCAATTCGGAAATTTCTGCGTCTTTGGTGGTGAGGTCATAAATGTGTTTGGTTTTGTATCGTTTTCTTTTTTGATTTGTGTAATTTTTTATTATAATTTTATGAATATATAGCAAATGCCTCATCATAAGAGTAGTGATTATAAAGAAACAGCAGTCCAATATTATTTAGTTGAGGATAAGTCCCAACAAGAAGTTTGTAAAATATTCAAATGTTCCAGACGAAGTTTGATGCGTTGGGTGGATAAATACAAAAAATATGGGAAAATTACTGGATATGAAAGAATACCAAAAGCGTATAAGGTGCATAAAGAACATGTTGATTTTTTATTACAAGAAATCAAGCATAATAAAACCATAACGATTGAAGATTTATTGCTTTTACTGAAAAATAAATATCCTGATGTAGATTTGCATAAATCACATATAAGTCGTATTATACACGATAATAATATTACTTTGAAAATGACGAGAATAAGACACG